CGACACACCACATTGTCAATGAGTTAGCTTGGCCTAAAATAACAGTGACTAGGAAACGCCTCAACGTCTGGCCTGTTCTGTCTCTCGCAAAAACTAATCTAGCATTTTGATTTCTTGAGAACCCACGATATCCCGCGTCAAGATTTACCCAGAAGTTTGCGACAAACCCAGTGACTCTAGCTCCTGCGACGGTTCTCACTATGAATACGTACTGGTTCACACGCCTCAAGAACTGCCTAAAGGACTCATTGATGTTAGCGGCGTACCGACTCAAAAATGGTCTAATTAAGTCAAGTCCTCTAAATCTAGTCAACACTGCTGCATCATTGAGGGCAACCTCCACAAAGCTGTTGGAATCCATGTCCAATACATCATCACCGGCCGGATTGAAGAAGACGAATTCTGACAATCTTTCCTTAATGATATAGAGTCTATCGTTAAAAATCCTAACCAAGCTATCACGAGAGGTGAAATCCTCATATCTCCCTTTGGAGATCATCGTCTTCAAATCAGCAACATTTAACCTGATGTAAAAGACTAACAACCCCACAAAAGCTAACTCACAGTAAAAGAAATCTCTTAATAATCCGAAAATGCAAATACCAAGGTAGCATAAGGGATAAATCAGCGTCCAAGACGGAAATTCTGGACCAAACCATGATGCTGCGGAAAGTGCAAGCACGATAGAGGTTTCTACGACAGAAGAGACGGTCAATCCTAGAATCATGGGAGGGCTATAGACTCCTAACTTTGTTAAGCATCTAACAAAAAGCGACGGTCGTGAAAGAAGATGTCGGGTCTTAAACAAGCGATCCACGAGTGAGTAGTAAAAACCATACTTCTTCACCAAATTAGCTGACACTTTTAAGATCCCTGAGCTCAAAGCATTGACTACGGAGTCCTTCAATGATAAACAGAAAGGGTAAAATGATGTCACAATGCTGTTGCAGAATAATCTCGATGACACTCCGACGCTCAACCATGGAATGTATTCGCACAGGTTTCTAATCCAATCACTTGGAGATAAATCGATCAAACAAGAGGTTTTGAAGCCTCCTATAGAGATGTTTCTTTTGAATGACCAAGTTCTGGACAATAAAAACAAGACTAATGTCAGCAGTGGTGCCACAACTGAAGAGATTCCAAAAGCCGTTTTCAGCACAATATTTCCGAACACACTATTTTTGACGACGTTCCGGTCATGCTCAACCATGAATTTGTTTAGCATCTTCTGCACCCAAGCTAGTTTTGTTCCGACATTGCCATAAGCTAACCAAGAGAAAGCAGCTAAAAACAGAAGAGAAGGTAGTCCTAATAACAAGGATAGACCCAGAGCCAACAAATGGGATGTTTGAATTCCTTCCGGGCCTACAAGAACCCTCTTCACTTTCTCAAGATAGCTCTCTGATAACACGCCAGAATCAATATCAGATGGTTCAAAATCAGGAATATTTTCACCAGGCACAAATTTGCCTGTCAAACCTAGCCCTGACAGATAATAAGCCATCATCAAACCAAGCTTCATCTCATTAGGCTTTGTCATCACCGTCACTCCCTTGTAGTGGCTAGGAAAAATCCTAGGTAGCATACTCAACAGATAATACATGAAATCGGAAATCCAACCAGTAGAAATTGTGTCGAAAAACGCATCATCATCTGAAACAGAAGTCCCAAAATTGCCTAACATAATACCTGGTTGCAAAGGAACAGGGGGCTCCTTGTTAGTGGGTGCTCGCTGGAAATTTGTTGAACACGTCCATCCGTCATATAATTCAAGACAAGACCTTTTGAGGGTTTTGTACATGCTAAACACAACTACTGCAAGGATGCCTGAAGAGAAAAAACCTGTCTTGACCTGACTCAAACCCTCCAACTCGTTAAAGCTCTTTGCTCCAGGATCATATCCGCTATCCGTGCCTCGGTACACATTCCCTTTACTGTCTGTGAACTCCCTCGTCTCATAGTTTCCTACCATACTGACGATTTTGTTCTCTTTCAGGTAGGCTACCGTCTCAGGATTCTTTACGTAAACCATGCCTGAATCATCAACAATGGCCAACCCTTGATTAACAGTCATCGGGAGCTTTGTCAAAACTCTGGAACGTGCAACAGTGCAAGGAACTCCTCCTACAAGCCCAGTTTTTGAAATCCCTAGAGAGATCAGATAAGCTTCAAGAAGCCGTCCTTCAGTTGAAGTGAGATGAACTTTCGCCCATTTCACATCAGGGATGAAGACTGTCCCAGGCTTGACTCGACCGGCTCGACCAATCCACTGAGCTTTCTCAGGTCCATTGAGATTGCGAACTTCAATAGAGCTTATTGCTCCATTATCTGCTTCACTTTCACACAAAGACCCCTGCAAAGTCAGCTTATCTAGCTGGAGCGTGTAACCAACATTCAAAACATTAGTGGCAAGCATAACACAAGACCCCTTTTTGGCTCGTTCTGAGAAGAAGTCAAATCCTTTCTCATTAACTGTGGCCCTCGATATCAAAACTATCCATATCAAACCCATGAGCTTTGAGCTTAGTCATGACTCTGTTAGCATAGTTCAT